CCCCCAGAAAAAACGCCCCTACGGCCCTCTGTGGGCCTCGTAGTGTTAAATGCAACTGTCTTGGCCATGTGGCATGGCTTGCATAGCGGTTGCAAGTTATCAATGGTGTTTGAGCCACCTCGAGCTACCTCGATGATGTGGTCTACCTCTGTTGCCCGGTCTCCGCAATACATGCATGTCTTACCCCATACCTTAAAGCATGCCTTACGTAGGTTACGCCATTGTGTGTCTGTGCCTCTGGCATGTGCCTTACTCATGCGACCAATACATCAATAGGCCCTACACATGACGGGCTGTACTTGATAGCCGCACCTACTGCCTCACGTATGCGCCATTGTGGATCATCAGTATGTCTTGTTGCATGTAATGAACCCATAGCGAATGGATACCCCGACCCTGTAGCGATCATGTTGTATTCACCTACTGACCAATCAACAGTGCTGATCTCAAACAATCTGCCATGTATGCCTACAAGTATGTCTGCCCCATTGTCCTCTGTGTTTATGTCTATTTTGTATTCATCAGCTGCACGTTGTAATGCGCCACAGAATGACATTCTCATCCATTGCTCTAAGTTATGAGTGTTTATGTCTGGGTATGTAGCAAAGGTTGTAAGTTGCCCTGTACCCAATGAGCCACTGTATCCAATTAGATACGGCCCTACCTTACGAATCTTTGGCCTTGCTAATGGACTAATAAAATTACTATCTGACATTGCCCTATCAGCACCTAAATAAACCTTGCCCCCATGTGTTAGCCCTGCAAGTATTGTCATTAATTCTGCCTTATGTGCTTTGCCTCTGATACATCAATGTAGGCATTCTCTCTGACTATTTTGCCACCATTGATTGTTTCCTGTGTCTCTGTGTTTTCTACCCGGAACTCACAAGTCCATTCGCCCTTGGCGTTTGATAGTTGTTTGGTGATTAATAAATCATCCGGGATTAAATACAGAAACCCTATGAATGGAACACCTAATGACTGGGCCGTTACGCGACCTGCCTCAATCTTGGCATGTGTTACTAGCCATTCCATGTTCCACTTTTGCAGCTGCTCTAGGCTCATGTTCCGGGACTTTTGCTCAACTACGGCTACTACGTTGGTGTCATTATCAACAATGACTGCATCTACCAAGGCTGAACCGCTCTTTGGTGTGTGTACATAGGTAAAATCTGTGTAATGGTGCTGCCACAGTTCCACAGCTCGTAGTTCGTGTTCCAATGATTCTTGACCCTTTGGGGAATTAACGTCAAGCATGTCAGTCCTCTATGCCTTTCATGATGTTGTAAGCCGCCATCATGCCGTTTCTGTAATGCACATTGACTGATGGATGTGTATCAATAATTACGTCCATAAGCTGATCAAGCCTTTCTTTCCATGTCCTATCAATCATCCCGGCAATCTGTTTGGCATCATTGAAATCTTGTTGTAGTTGCGTATGGTCTTTACTTAACATCTCTACTCCTGTTACATACTTGAGTAATTCAGCTTGTCTGACCTGTACCCATTTATCTTGTCTAGATGTCATGTAATTAAGTTTAAGAGTGATTCACACCCAGAACTGGTAAGTGAGCAGGAATGGCTTTTAGCGAGCCATTCACACCCGTCACCGTATAAGTTTCGCTTGTAAAGGGAATCAGTCACTATAACTAATTCGACTGCGCCATGTGCCTGTTACCAATTTGTTATGTATTAAGGCAGTCCGTATTTAATACTGGTAATCAGGCTCGCATTTCTGCTATTTGCATGGTTATCAGACATGCCAAGGCACGCCCTCTAACGGCGGTTTAGCAGCTGATAAGGCAGCCAGCAGTTTTAGTCATGCCTAGACATTTATGTCAGTTATGTAGTTATAATGGTTGTACTAGCCAGTAGTCCGGACGAGGGATCAAGAACCACTCCAACTACTGGCTAGTTTTCAAATTTGTGGTGAGAGTTTCTGATTATAAGTGTTTACAACGCCACAACATTTAGTCATCCATGTGCGCGTGTCTGTGTATGGGTCAACACCAATATCAAATGGCACTAATGTTTCATGGCATACCTCGCAACTCTCGGCAAGATAATGAGAGGCATCATAAGCCCCATAAAGTTTCTTTAGTATTGAAATAAACATTTCATCTTTATTGTCCATCATTAGCCCTATCTCTAATGTCTTGTGTTTCTTTGTTCATGCATTTGTAAACATCTGTAAGTAAATCTGCACAATGTTCACAATCCATGCTTCTTAGGTTCCGTACTACCCGAATTAAAGTCATAAGGGTTGTATGAAATTCAAGCTCATAACGGTCAGTCATTGTAACCACCGTTAGCCATGTAACAATCAATGCAGGCTGTTGGTAAGTCTTTGCATACGTCACAGTCTGGGTGTGGCACATTGACCCTAAGCATTCTGCAATCGGTGTAATGATCGCCTTTGTATAACAATTCAGGTGGGCAGTTACATCTCATGCCATGTAGTCCAATGCTATGAAAGTGTCACAAGGCCATTCCTCGTCACACACAATGCAGTTATTTATGTGCTTGCAATTCTCACATTTACCCTCGGTTGTTCCACATAACAGGCATTCGCTTTTGGCTGTTGCTTTCATGTGTATTGCCCGGGCTTGCTCAATGGCAGCTTGTAGGTCAAATAGGTCAGTGCATACGCAGTGACAATGCTTACTGTGTTCAGGATGGCTCATTGTTTGCTTTCCTTGCCACAAAATCCACATGGGCTGCCAATGTATGACCAGCCACCGCAGCTGCATCTAATAACGTCTGCATCTGTCATCACCTGTCAAACTTTGGATCACACTGTGGCTCATTGTCACAGAAATACCCTGCATAAGGCTTGCCAGTCTTTTTGCCGATACCACTACGACGAGTCATTGGCCCATGTAAACACAAAGGCACTAACGGCTCATCCTGATAAGGCTCTAAGCCCTCATCCAAGGTTGTTGTAGGAGGTAACCAAGGGTCGGTTTCTTGACTGGGTGGCTCTTGCACCACCTCTTTTGGCTTGGCTGGCCCGGGTGCTTGTCGCTCTCGGCTGCCTAGTATTTCCTCTTTGGTGCTGAGGCCTTTAGATGTACCAATGTTAAGGCTGGCGCAAGCGCGACCCCAACAGGCTGTTTCTAAGTTTTGCAGCTCTGATCCATTTGTGTAGGGACTCTTGCCAACGATAAGTTCTGATGCTGTACCAATACCCGGCAGTGGATCATCAGGTGTTCTGTATGCTCTGGCGACACCCCACATCTTTAGTGGGTCACCGTCCATTACACCCATGAACTCAAACTGAATCGAACCCTCTGGGTATTTTTCATAAAACATGGCCACACGTTCGGCCACTGTGACGTAGTTGCTGATGTCAAAGCCCATTAGATGCGCCACCCGTCATTCCACATTTGCTGTTCAATGGTTGGCCCATGCATCGCACGAAATTTGGCTCTAAGTTTTAGCGTGTGTTGAGCTTCTATGTAGATGCCTACTAATACACCTAAGCCAAAAAGAATTGCTGCGTAAAAAATAATTGCTATTGTCATGCCCTGATTTCCTATTCTTAGTTGTAAGCCTTGGCGCTCACATGAATAGTTCTAGCACGATAGGCAGGACTCGCACAAGCACTTTGAATAAATAGGCGTGTCATGCATTGTGTCTATGTGATTTTTGACCACAAGATGTAGTGCATCAACCTTATTTATCAAGTCTGGCAAGGATTTTCCGCCATTGGCGTGTGGTTGGATGGCATAAGTCATTTGGTCTATGTAGGCCTTTATGGGCTTAACTATGCCCCATTTAACTAGCATGCCACCAAGGGTCAGAATGGCAATAAGTGCAGCTGCCAGTTGTCCGGCATTGATCAATTCGCTCATGAGATTGCCAACTTAATTTCCCTTGTAGTTATTGTGGCTTTTCCATTGGTTTTCATCATAAATGAAACAGGCTGGCCTTTAGTTGATTGAAATAGCCATACATCTTTTACAAAAGTAGTACCGCCTTTTTTAAGGCTTATTGTCTGGTAACCCGTTGAGTCTCTAATACCTTTAGGATCGCGTGTCCAACGAATTGTAAGTTCAGTTGCGCCACCAATTTTAGGTGTCTTGATGTTTAGGTATGCAGCCCATAATGCGCCAGTGGTTGAGTCTGCATTTGGAATAATTGTGAATAGGCCGTCAACCTCTAAGGCAGTCCATATATCAGCTTGTAATGACTGTGTAGGTATCTTTGATGTCTCATCGGATTTACGGCTAATGTATTGACTCATGCGTCTATCCATTTCTGTGGATTCCTATGCTTGGTTGGATTCCAAGTACGGCTGGCAAGAATTTGAAAGTGTAAGTGTGGGCCAGTGCTACGGCCAGTGTTGCCTGACATGCCTATAAAATCGCCCTTAGCGACACGCTGGCCGACTTTTACACCCACGCTGGATAGATGACAGTAGCCAGCCCATAAACCCGGTGAGCCGTCTGTAAATTGGTTGTTATCAACTATGACATGGATGCCGAAGGCAAAGCCCCAACCTTTTTTGTATACATGCTTGCCAGCGTGTACGACTGTGCCTCCCACAGCTGCATAAACTGATGTGCCTACATTGGCGCGGTAATCAACGCCTTTGTGTAATGATCCTGACTTGTACTTAGCCCCGTATGGGAATGTAACAATGCCTAATCTAATCGGCTTCATCTAAGTTGGCCCTGCCGTAATTGGTGTACTCGGGATTGAGCCAGTTAATAAGTATTGGTAATGCGGAAACAAGGCCAATAGTTAATGCCGGGTGAATGGCTAAAGTGTCTGCATTTACCAGTAACCAACCAAGCACACCTGCGCCAAATACCTTTACAAATGAGGCTATTGGGCTATGTGCAAACCAAGTTAGAAATGTCATTAGAGAGCTGCAATTTCCTTGTCAGTTAAACCAAGTTTTTTAAGTTTGGCTAGTGCTGATTTTTTGGCAGCTACTTTGGCTTCGGCTTCGGCTTGGCGTTCCGCTGCCTCGTCTTGAATTGCTTCGTGTTCGGCTAATTCATCTAAGTTCATTTCGCGCTCTACCATTTCATTGGTTAATGCGTCATAAAATGCAATAGTTTTGGTTTCCATAACCTAATCCCTAAATCCAAAAGTTTGTATCGTGCCGCTAAAATTACCAGTTGACGCAATCAAGGCTAGTCCATCGTATGAGGTCGAATTGTTTAACAATGCACCACCAGACAATGTCAACGGACTTGTACCATCGCTACCTGTTGATTGATAAATAAAATTAGTTACATTAGTAGCAAATGGATTACTGATATCTATTACAATAAATCCTCGATTACCACTACCGCTTTCCAAACGACCAATATCTATAAAAGTTGCACCATTACCATTCAGCACACCAGTTCCACCATTTGACCTAACATATTGGCCGCCATAAAAATACCCTGTTGCGGTATTTGTTGCGCCTGTTCGCATTTGCATTTGAACCGATAAATTAGCACTCGCCGCGCTAAATTGCACTATCACTTTGTATTTTGTAAATCCAGAGGTAAACAACGAATTGATGTTATATGTCGTTTGAGATGTAAAAGTGCTGTTATTTATAAAAGAGAAACCAACATTTTTTCCACTGGTGACACTATTTAAGGTAGTATCAATCGAGCTGCCGAGTGTGCGAATGGCCGATGCGCCATCTTTGACATAAGCGGTGTTGTCAGGTGTTGTCCACCCATAGTTGGTAGTAGTTGCCATTTTATAAATCCTGCCATGCTTGTGTAATAGGAGTATACCCTGCCCAAGTCAGAGTTGGTGGTTCTTGATCCCAAATAATGCTTAGGTATGTCTCGGAATACGCCGAGCATGTTAGAGCAAGTTCAGCTGTATATCTGGTCAAGTTCCATGTGTAGCCCTCTACAAAACCATCAAAGGTAGTTCCAAAGACTGCTGGTAGTGCGCTGGTGTTTATCCGTAGGCCGTTATAAACGGCGGCTAGGGCATCCCTAGTGGCATCGCTGACTGTTGGCGAATGCAACGGGATTGTGATTGTTTCTGGGTACATTCTTGGGTAAGCGCGTGACTCTAAGAAATCTTGGGCTTGTGCCAAGGCATCAGCTGCATTATGCAAGGTTGTTGAGCGTGTGCCAGATAGTTGGCCGTATTGAATGATGCTGTTTTCATCACGAGCCACCTCTGTGCCTGCCCGGTATGTCACGTTTACATCGTTGACGATTTCGCCCCATTGTGCGGCGGTTCGTAAGCCTTTGGCAAGGATATCATCGGCAGTTAAAGTCAAAGGAATTGCGCTTGCTCGGCTGGCGTAATCGTCATAATGCAGGTCACCATCGCCACCTTCCCAAAGCACACCGCGACCAGAGTTAGCAGCTTGTTGGGCCAAAGTGTATGCATCATCCTCGCCAGATGAGTAGGCCTGCAATTCATAAACGCCCGGCACATCCACATTGGCGGTCAGGTTATTAACCAAGGCCACGTTCGTTGCATCGTAACTAGCCCAAGTAGTTTCAGTTGGTAGATCATTCCAAGTAATTGTTGGCCCAACATCTGACCATGACTGCAAGAATGCCTCTGACAAAATGTTCAGGATACGTGTGCCGTCAAACTCTTTGGCGTAGCCAGCCGCGCCGACCAAGTGGCGGTTTAGCTGTGAAAGTGGGCCAACGGCTGTAATGGAATAAACGGCGATTGAGCCATCTGATCCATAGGCTTGCAGGCTTATATCAATGTCAGAAATAATGCCAGCAAAGATTTCCTGTGTGCCTGATGTTCCCTTGTTTATTGAGATTGATACAGCCTGACTCAATGACACTGCTAAAGGCTCACTAGCATCTGTCCAAAGGCTAATTGAGGCGTAACCCGGTTGAGGCTGCGTAGTCACATCATTACGGCCCATACGGATTGAGATAGATGAGATTGTGTTATCTGCGTAAGTCGTAGCCGATCCAAAAGTAACCGTAGGGTACGGGTCATAATTGACGGTCACAGTGTTGCCCCAACAAGGTTAACCGCACCTGTACGGCGTGATGAATCTTGTAATAATCGCTCAATGCTACGGCGAGCAGACTCACCATCAATGACACCATTCATAATTATGGTTACACCTTGGCCAGATCCATTGTCCGGGCGAATTGATCCCGAGCCACTAGGTACAAATGTTTCAGGGCCGAATTCTCCTACACGGTAAGCTTGACCGCCCATGACTGGGCCACCTGTTGCGCGACCACCTAATGTGCGCGCATAACTTCCTAAACGCTTAAAAGGATTCATAAAATCTTTTAGTGGATCGGGTACTTTGTCGTAAAATTTCATGTAACTTTCATAGGCTTTTGTAACGCTATCTATCGCGCCCGCAAATGTTTCCATCGCGCTTGCAAGTTTTTCCAAAGTGCTAACGCCAGTCTCTGCATCTGGGCTACTGATTTCATCAAACAAACGGCCAAACGCATCGGCTACCGCTTTTAGTGAACCACCTAAACTATACGCGCCATCGCCCTCAAATTGACCTGCTAATTCTCTGGCGCGATTACTTAATCCCTCTGGGTCATCACCGCTAAATCCCTTGGCTACCTTGGTTGTCATTTCTAAAAGATCAGACATGACCGGCAATAGTTTTTTGCCTATTGCTTCCTTGGCTTCATCAAATTGAATGTTTACTAATCTTAATTGACCCTCAAAAGTCTTGGCCTCATTGTCGGCGAAACCCTCAAAATTCTTTTTTAATACCACCATAATTTCATCAAAATCGGCAGTTTTTAATACAGAGTTATCGATACCTAAACCTAAGCGACCAAGTGCTGTTCGGTTACCGTCGTAAGCTTTAGCCAAAGGACCAACAACTGCATCTAAATCCTTGCCAGTTGCTACCGATATATCTAAAGCAATGTTCATCAGCTCTTGGGCTGTTGTGACATCCTCTGTGGATCGTATCAATCGGCCAAAGGCTGGTCTTAGAATGTCATCCTGAACGCCTACACGTTCTTGTGTCTTGCCAATATAATTTTCTACACTTTCAACGGTGTCATCATTGGCATCAAGTGTTTTGCGTAATTGTTCCTCTAAAATACGACTGCTACGCTCATCCTCGGCGGCTGCCTTAACGGCATCAACACCAACTACAAACGCATAGGCGGCAGCTGCACCAGCGGCGGCAGTGAAAACACCAGCAGCGATTTTGCCGTAACCGCCAAGTTTTTTAGTAAATTTTTCTGTGTCATCATCAGCTGTTTTAAGGCTTCGGCCGAATTGATCTACATCAGCTAATAAATTTAATTTGAGCGTTCTTACGTCAGCCAATTTGATCCCATTTCCTTATGACATGGCGATCGACGGCATCTTTCCATCGCCGAGTAACTTCGGGCTGAATTTGTTTCAACACCTTAAAAATGCCATAACCCTCATTGCCACGCCCTTGTGGTGCTGATCGTTCAGGAAATCTGCGACCGCCATTTTTGAACGGTGCAGGGCCACCAAATTCTGAACCAAATAAAACTTGACCAGATACTGCTCCGCCACTAAATCGGCCTTTACTGCCACCGATTGTTACGTTAGGAATGCGATCTTTGTTTGCTCTAATGGTTGCCGCAACTTTTTGGGCTTGTGCTGGCAATGGGTTCATTGTGTAACTACTTTGTAATTCGGTAGCCGACCAAGCACTTAGAGAAGTCACATCGTCTTTTAAGGCCTTTTTTGACCCCTCGTCCATTTCTCTAAAAGCCTTATACAAACCACGCAAATCAGAGGAATCGACGGTCATTTTAATTGTTACTTTATCGTTTGCCACGACCATTCCTTTCTCTAATTAAATCCAAAGCCGTATTAATGTCTGCGAGCGACCAGTTCAAAAGATCACTTAAAGGAATGCCAGTGGTGATTGACATTTGGACTAAAACATCCCTTAATTCTCTTTTGGGCTTTCATTGATCACCTCAAAGGTTTCAAACTCATTGGTAACCCATGCTTGCTGGCTTGGCATCTTTGTATGCCCTTGGGCCTTAGCGGCCTTGTAAAGCATGCAAGTTATGACATCTAATGAACCTTGGCTCATCTTTTCAGCTGCTTGACTGACTGTGTAACCAAGTTCTCTTTCGATCTCGATCCAAAGCCAAGCCGACTCATCGCTCACTATGTAGTTATTGCCCTGTTTGGTTGTAACTGTGTATTGCATAATGGTTGCCCTGTTCTATTCGTTAGGCTCGTGTAACCGATCCATCCTCAACAACAAAGCTAAGGCTGGTGGTCAGTACATCAGTGGCCGCGCCACCGACTGTTGGAAATACCGGAAATAGGTTGCCAGTAAATGTGTCACCGTTTACATCAAAGCTGAATGCTAATGCTGTATCTGGTGCATTTTTAGCTGCATCCCATAATGCGCTGATAATACCGGCAGATGATGTGTCATCTAGGTACATCTCAACATTGAGTGTGGCTGTCTTGTCTACGGTCTTGTATGCGCGACCTGACAAAACTTCCAACACTTGCTGGTTGTTTTCTAGTTCAAGTGTTACTGTGCTGGCTTGGTCAGCGTAACTCACCGAGTTAATCGTTAGAGTCAATGACCGACCAGTTATGTATGTTGCTGGCATGACTTGCCTTTCTTAGTTGGTTGTGACCATCTCGATGTTGAGTTGGCTGATGAGCATATCGGCATTTCCGATTTGCGTAACTGTTGGTTGTGACCATCCACCCAAAAACGAAATGTTATTGGCAAGTAGATCAGTGACCGACAAAATTAGGGTTTCCAAGTTTTTTAAGGCTGCTTGGTTATCAGCTGCATTGACGATAACTGTAATGTCAAAGCGCACATTGCAACGCGCACCGCCAATAGCACTTACGGTTATGTAAGGCGATCCCGGGACAAGCACAATGGCTGGTGGCGTTATGTTCTCATTAGGGTATGAGTAAACTACTCGCCCGGCAGCTGCCAAAGTTGCGGCGAGATTGCTTCTAAGTGTTGCTAGATCAGCCAAGGTAACCTCGGGTGTCTAGGTGCTTGCCAAGTAGGCCAGATACACGAGTAAGCATTGAACGGCCAAGGCGGTACGGTGCTGGACTTTGAAAGTCAACACCTTGCTGGCCTAGTGTGCCTGTACGAGTGATCCAGATGTCGCAGGCTACTGCTAAAGCGGCTTCCCGGACTTCTGGTGTGGTGTCGTATAGTGCGGCTTGGCTAGTTAGTACAGCTCGGCCATTAGGAATAATTGAACGCTTAGTGATGTCTGCGTTAGTAATTGCAGCTTCAAAATAAGTCACGTTGTATTCATCGTAGCCAACCTTGGTTACGGTACGTGAGCCATTAAACGGTGAGCCACATCCAGTTACGGTTAAAGCCTGTCCAACTACGAAAGTATTGTCATGGCAATAAAAACGGGCCACATTGTTTGTAAGTGATGCGCCAACGATAGATACATCATCAAAGATTAAGTACGACAAGATAATGTTTTCGGCACTGTCGGCAACTGCCTGCACGATTGAATCAGCGTAAATGTCACCAATACCAAGTACGGCTTTTAGCTCGCTTAGTGTAATTAGTGCCATTGCAAATCCTTATCTATTGGGGGTTGTGTGGGGGGCACAGGGCCGCACCCCCCACACGTTTGAATAACTTGAAACTAGGTCAAGTTAAAGCGACGAACGCCACCAGCGGTCAAGACACCAACGGCTAGGTAACCGTAAAGCATTGTCTCAATTTCGCCAGATGTTACTACGTTTGTTGACATACGTAGGATTGGGCTTTCGTAGATTGCAACTGCTGACGGAGTAACAATGAATGCTGACTCATCAATAGTTGTTGCTACTGCATTTGGATCTACGTATAGATCTAGTCCAAGTACGTTACCGCGTAGCGACTGTGGGCCTGCAACGCCACCGTTGTTTTGTGGGTTGTAAGCGTTGTAGATTGGGCGACCGGTTGAATCGGTTGCACCAAGTAACAATGACCACTGTGAAGTTCCTGCGATGTATGCGCTTGGAAGTTCGCCAGTTGCTAGGTAAGCAGCTGGTGCTTCGGTTGATACGTAGGAAATGATGCCAGCGGATGTTGCTGCCACTGCGGTTGCCTGTGTACCACCTGCGGTTAGAGCTGCAATTACTGCTGCATCTGTTGCCTTGTTGTAGGCGCGTGTCATGTTGTCAACCATTGCTTGGAAGAAGTCTGGGGATGAACGCTCTAGTAGTTCTACCGAGTAACGCTGCATTCCTGCAAACTTGTTTACATCTAGGTTTACGTATGAAGATACGATGCCTGTTTCGGATGGTGCTGCACCTTCGTTGGTGTCTGCAACAGTTCCATTGGTTGTAATTTTTGGATGGCTAATGACCATGCCTGATGCAGTGATCGCACGTGAACCGATTGCATCAATGGCTGGACGTGATCCGATTGATGTATCAATAACGCTGTTTACGTACTGTACTGGGGTGAATGCTGGATTGGTGCTGAATGAATCATCAGCGGCCATTACATACTGGGCTGAATCATGGTTGCCCATTTTGGCCTTGATGCTGTGTTCCAAGTACGAGGCTTGGCTGTTGATTGGGCTACGAGGCTTTACGTATGCCACTGGTGCAGCTGCTGTAACAACCGCAGACGCGGTTACTTCATCAGCCACTGGTGCGGTTGTTTCTTCCACTGTGTTCTCCTGTGGGTTTTCCTCTGCGGTGATTTCCGCTTCGGTGGTTTCTGGGTTTTCCTCATCGGCCTCTGTGGCTGCGACTTGGGAAATTTGAGCATCCTTAAATGCTGGATTGGTTACATGTGCAACGGCTTCTAGTTTTGCGGAACTAACTACCATTACGCCCTTTTCAATGGTGTATTCACCAACATTGGCTTCAATGCTAAATGCCGGGCGTAATCCCTCTGATGCTTCAACTAATGCATCGTTGCCAGCACCCGTTGGCGCGATCTTAAACGCCATTGAAATACCAGCTGGAGTAATTTCCTCTGATCCTGCAATACCGCGACCCAATGGGCGTGTGCGATCATGTTCCATGTTTAAGACAATTTGGCTAGCATCTACATCACCAAACGCGCCAAACTCAAAACGAACTGGGCCAGCTGATGTGTTGCCAACTTTGGCAAAAGGCACAACAAGGCCTTTAATAGTGCGAGTTTCTGTGTCGGCTGCTAGAACCTGACCCTCAAAACTAAGTTGCATTTGCTTCATTTCCTCTCGGTGCGAGATCCATTTCCTCACGCGCTTCATCAACGCTGATTAAGCCTGCTGCGATCATTCGTTCTAGAACTTCAATCTGTTCTAGTGGGTTACCGCGTAAGTAATCATCTAGATCGAAGCGAACCTTTTGGCCTCTTGGGGTTACATCTACCATGGTCAAACGTTCCTCAATGCAGCTCATGTATGGGCGCAATGAGAAATCGACAAGGCTTCGGCGTTCTTGGCTTACGTTGCTGTAAGTTGCGCTGGCTGATTCGGCGTTAATGTACCAAGCAGGAATGTTGCACATTCGGGCAATTTCAGCTGCAGTGTTCAAACGTGATTCAGTAAGTTGCATTTGTCCGGCATCATAGCCAAATGTGGTTACATCCAAAGGCCCTGACAAATAGGCAGTTGAGCGAGTAGCCCGGGCTTGCTTCCATTGTGCCAATAGGCTTGATACTTGCTCTGGTGGTAGGTCAACGCCAGAATTTTTAATAACCATAGTCGGATTTGGCTCACTGGCCATTCTCTGAACGGCTTCCTCTAACTTCAAAGCTGTGGAGATAGTACGGCCACCACGATTAAGGATTCCCTCATCAATACCGCTAAACATAATTAGTGAGCCAACGCCAGTGGCAGGTAGTAAGCCACCCTCAATGTAAAAGCCGTTTACAATTTCTTGTGTATCTAAATCAGTTGTAAAGGTAACGCGTGTTGGATCAATGCGGCGCGCTTGTGTTGGTCTGCCATCCTCTGGGTTTACTTCAAGCACCTGCCAGAAGCTGCGTCCATGAAATAATAAATCCTCAACAGTCCAAGCCATAGTTACGGCTAACGGCAAGGCTGGATCAGGCTGTTCAAGGATTTTGCGACCCTCTACCTTTGCGCCTGTAATCATGTTGTATGAATTAAGGCCAAGTGTGGAGATTGTGCCAGCAATGATGTTGCGAGCGCGTGCAACGGCTGGAACCTGCATTGCGCTAGATCGGTCAACCCGGAAAGTGTTAAATGGTGTGAAGTAAGCATCTTGGTAAAACGGGATAGCAATACCTGCACGAGCTTCTACATCTGGTTTTTCTGGTGTTGTACCCAACAAGAAATCAATGAATCCCACGCTTCATTATCTCATAAATGTCTGACATACAAGCATCTGGTGCGCGTGTCGAGATGTGTGGGTCAGTGATAGGAGTGACTGACCCACACTCTCAAGGTACTGCCAAGTAGACCTTAAGAACTAATGATAGTCACAGTCTGTTGCGGCGCACAAGCATGACCCGCTGCCATGACTAATGCAACAGCAGCTGTAATTGGTACTTGCGCTGCTCTACGTGCAATACGCCAGCCACCATCACTCGCTGGCCGTCTAGCACATGAGACTAAATGACTATGTAATGTTTCTTGTCCGGGATGAATGAATTTGCCCGATTGCATCGCATTGAGTGTTTGATCGCAACTAATGGCAAAGCCAGCCGATGCCCAAGGTGTTGGCTCGGTTGCTATACCAGCCTGTGCCAGCCTTGGCGCAATGTACCCTGCGGTATTTGGGTCATAAGCAAATTTTCTAGGCCTGTATCTACGAGCTAGTTGAGCAAGTTCACCAGTTAGTTCGAGGTCGTTAATACCGCCCTCACGTTTCCATTCATGTAGGAATACGGCCATGCCTTCTGGTCGCTCTTGAATAGTGATTAAACAAGCCAATTCACGATTGAATGAAAGATCAATAGCCATGTATGTAGGTAACTCATCTTCAAGGGCTATATCTTGTTCGCCAGCATTCCACATGTCCATAGGCCATGGTGAATCAATGGCATCAACCCACATGCATAATGTTTCAGTTTTGAAAGCATCTTTAGTATCAAAGATTGATGCATCCTTGATGTTTTCTTTTGTAATTGTGTGCCCCATTGCAGGATTGGCCATTGCCCAAGCCTTTTCATCATTTACATCAGACCCGGCAGGTGCGCTGTATTCGTAATAACCCATACGACTGGATTCAAAGGTTAAGGCTCTACGCCTTTGTTCATTCAAGACATTGCTGTTTAAGTCGCCAGCATTAGATGTCCAAAATACTTGGGCATTGGGTCTGGCTCGGGTGATCGGCGTAACGGCTGCCCATGTGGCCTCGTCAATTTCACGTAATTCATCTACATAAAGCAAGTCAGCAGTTGAGCCACGTGGGCCTTCGCTGGTTGCAGCTCTAATTGCGTACTTTCTAAGTCTCTCGCATTTAGTGTTACAGGACTTGGGGTAATGGTGGCAGTAAACCTCAATTTCCTCTTGGCCGTTAGTCCGGGAGACACGCTTAATCCGCTTACGCATCCAGTCAAGGCTTTCAGCCATGTCTACGGTTTGTTTGAAAGTATCTAATGAAAGTTGGCGTGTCTGTGACATGGCAATAATGCTTTTCTCACCAAATATGTACAGGCCAGCAAGCATACGCATACGCATCATGTGGGTCTTGCCATTCTGGCGAGCCACGAGCACACCCACTTGGGATCTTGCCCATGTGCCGTCAGGGTTTACCTTTAAGGCATCATCTAATACGTGTGATTGCCAAGGCAGTAAAGGTACACCTAACTCATCAGCCAGTTGGCTTACTAGCGGCCCTGCGCTGGGCAGGTTTAGCTGGGGGCTTTGGATTCTTGGTTTTGACAAGCCGTAGGAAATCTCCGACATAGGCTGTTCCATCATTTTCCTCTTGTTTACTGGCAGTACGAGTCTCCACTGTTAGGTGGAGTTGTTGCAACACAGTTAAAAACTTACCAGACAGGGCTGTTATGTCTTTAAGATCAGCACCCATGTCAAAGGCTGTATCTAGTGCCTTGGCCATGCGCCGGGCAAGGTGTACAGCAGCTGCATCAGTAGGACTGATCCAATTTGAAGCTGACAAAGCCGATTCCAAGTATAGGTAGATAATGTCTGGAATTTCTTTGGGCGCAATAGTTTTCTTTTGGGTCATGACTTAGGCCTTTCGGTTGTTGGTGGGTCACTTCTGGTCATTAGGGGAGAGA